AAAACATGAGAGTTATATCTCTGTCAAAAAAGCTTGCATATAACGAATTTATGAAATTAGATACAAAGACAAGGGACAAACTAAAACAATGCCTTGAGGCCGATATAAGAGCAAGAACAAAGCAATTAAAACAGGATAAGTTTACACCTTTATTTAGTGATGCCCACCGCTGGATAAAAAATGGCCAATATGAACAATACTTGTTGACACTAGATAAAAAGCCCATTACATTTAGAAAACCCAAAAACACCCCTTTTTAACACCATGAAAGCTTATAAAAGATCACCTATTGATCGAGAGATTACTTTCAAAGCTCCACACTATGAGTGCTATGCCTGTAACGACTCTGGAATAATCCATAATTCTGATGGACTTATCAACCAACATTTACCTGATTATGATATGAACGACTCAGGAAAACGCTTTACTGGACAGGATTTAGCTCTCATTTGCTATTGTGCAGCGGCTAATGGAAAATATGATTCTGATGGCCAGTTAATCTGTAAAGGTTACAGGACTGATGAAGGAATAATAAGAAATTTTGTTGGTGTTGATATTGATATTGATGTTGTCAGAGAAATACATAATATGAGAAAAGAAGGCTGGACTAAAACTACAAAAGTGATGAACAAAGTAATTCACCAAAACAACAAAAATGGTGATAAAAACCTTATCAACTGTTCTCCAGAAATACAAAAAGTTAAAGATCAGCTTGCAAACTTCAACATGAAATCTTTATGAATATCCAATATCATGATGGTGAGGCACGTTTTTATTTTATTTGCGAAGCCTGTGGCGAACCTATACATGACTGCAAAGGAGTGGTTGATTTTCCTCTTTCAATATCAAAGAACCAAAAAGCACCATTGCGTTTCTATCACACAGGCCCTTGTGCATCTGCTGAAGAAGATAGAAGGGCAAAAGAAATGTGGGGCTGTTGGAATTTAGATGACTTTGTTGCAAGCTTGTTAAATGGTGAGCTACCAGAAATGATAAAACTATACACTGGGATCAGATGAAAAACAAAGACTTTGACAGCTTCAACAATGACCGCATCAATGCACTAAGAAAAAGGATTGACGAGCTTATATTCTTAAAAAATAGCTGGGAAAAACAAGGAAAAAATAATGAAAACAGTAAAAAATTTATTTAAAGTTGTCTCAATAAAAAAGACAGAGACTACTGATTGGTTTTTAAAAAAACATTATGCTAAAAGGCTTCCTATTATTGACTACGCTTTTGGTATTTATGATAATTTTAATTCGTTGCAAGGTGTTTGCACCTTTGGTCGTCCTATGAGTCATACTTTGATTTCTGGTGCAATAAATGGCTTATATCAAAATAATTTTTTAGAACTTAATAGATTAGTTGTAAATGAGGGATTACAAAAAAATATTCTTAGTTATTTTGTTTCTAGTTGTTTAAATAAATTACCTAAACCATTAGTTGTTGTTTCTTATGCAGACACCTCAAGAGGTCATCATGGTTATATCTATCAAGCAACAAACTGGATTTATACAGGATTGAGTTCTAAGTTTACAGATTATGCTGTTAAGGGACTTGAGCATATGCACCATAGCTCTATTGAGGATTCGGTAGGCCGATACGATAAAAATAAAAACATAAACAAACACCAGCTTTTAAAAGAAAAGTATGGAGACTTGCTGTATAGAAAAGAAAGGCCCAGAAAGCATAGATATTTTTATTTTTTAGGGACTCGCAAACAAAAAAAAGATATGAAAAAAAATTTGACTTATCAAATAAAATCTTATCCAAAAGGTAATAATCAAAGATATGATGCGTCTTTTATTCCAAGTGTTCAAGGGATATTATCGTTATAATCGACAAAAACCAGCGATTGACGCTACATTTAAAATAATAAAAAACCAAAATTCCAGAGTGGCCAAAGGCAGAACTAATAAGAGTGAGCATGAGTTCAGAGTGAACAAAGTAGCCAGTCTTTTGTCTGTTGGCACTGTTAGATCAGAAATAGTTCGATTTGCTTCGACTGAGTGGGGTGTATCTTCAAGGACTGTAGATAGCTATATGCAAGATGCCAGAGAGATTCTCAAGCAAGACTTTGATATTGATAGGAGACAATTTACTGCGGAAGTATTAGCTCAATATGCATCACTTGCAAAAGAGGCTAGGAAATCAGGCCAGTTAACAGTAGCTCTAGGCTGTATAAACTCAATGGCAAAGGTCGGTCAGGTGATGTCTTGAGTATTCTAAATAGAGAAGGATCTGTCTTAGATCACATAGGCAGTAGATATGTTGATGTTGATACTGATGACTTGTTGGAAAGGATCAGGGCTGACTTGCACCCACCGCAGCAACAGTTCTTTGACAACCAGAATGAGATAGTTGGGCTTTCTGCTGGATATGGTGCTGGTAAAACAAGAGCCTTATGCAGTATGGCTGTAAAGCTTGCAGCTATGAATATTGGATTTATTGGTGCTGTTATGGAGCCTACCGCACCGCTTATTAGAGACATATGGCAAACAGACTTTGAAATGTTCCTTGAGCAATACGAAATACCTTACACATTCAGAGCAAGTCCACTTCCAGAATATACTTTGCACTTTAAGGAAGGCGACAGCAAGTTACTATGTAGATCCTTTGAAAACTGGTCAAGAATAATTGGTTTGAACCTAAGCCATGTACTTGTTGATGAAATAGATGTTGTATCGCCAACTATTGCCGACAAAGCTTTCCCAAAGATACTGGGACGACTAAGAGCTGGTAATGTTCGCCAGTTTTGTGCAGCTAGTACACCAGAAGGGTTCCGCTGGCTATATAACACCTTTGGTACAGACGAAGCTAAGGAGAGAACAGATAGGCAGCTAATCAAGATGAGGACTCAGGACAACCCACATTTGCCTAGTGATTTCATTGAACGTATGCAAGCCAACTATGATCCATCAATGCTACAGGCGTATCTCAACGGTGAATTTATCAACCTCACCACAGGCCAAGTCTATAGTCGCTTTATCAGAGAGCAGAATGTCACAAACATCAAGCCTAATATTGGCCTTGAACCGCTAAGAATCGGGATTGACTTTAACATTCAGAATACTAATGCTGTGATCGGCATTGTCCAAGATCAAAAATTGTTAATATTTGATGAGGTTGTGGCCGCATACGACACAGATGCTCTGGCACAAACCATTAAGTCCAGATATCCTATGAACAAGATATACGTTTACCCAGATGCTAGTGGAGGAAACAGGAGTACAAATGCAACTCAGACAGACATTGAGATACTTTCTGGATATGGTTTCAGCAATCAAAGCCCCCGTAGCAACCCGCCAGTCAGAGATAGGGTCGCTTCCGTACAGGCTCTACTATGTAACGGCAAAGGGGAAAGCCGTTTACAAATCCATGCCAGTTGCAGAAAGCTAATTGAATCAATGGAACTTCAGTCGTACACGGAAAAGGGAGAACCAGATAAAGAATCAGGCTATGACCACATGGCTGATGCTCTTGGCTATCTTGTATGGCGTGAGTTTAATCCTTTATTTGCTAGGGCGGGCAAACCTACAGGGATTAGAATATATTAAAGACATGGTACTATTGAGGCAAAAACGTGTATAGCTCACTTGATATTTACAATAAGTCCATCACTCAAGCTGTAACAACAGTTGCAAGCCCTAATGCGGCTTATCAACGCATGGCACAGTTTTGGGATTTGATAGCAGATTTGAAGGAAGGTACATACAAGATTAGGAGTGAGCATAGAAAATACTTACCTCAGCTAGAAAGAGAAGTAGATGATAGCTATGATCGCAGATTAGCTAGGTCAACAGTAGTGCCATATTTACAAAGAATCGAAAAAATGTTGTCAGGTATGCTGGTGAGGAAGCCCATAAGACTAGATGATGTATCTGATCTGGTAAGAGAACAGCTATTTGACGTAGATCTTGAAGGCAATGATTTAAATATCTGGCTTTATCAAACTGCAAGAACTGTTGTTTCATTTGGACATTGTGGTGTTTTAGTAGATGCACCAAAGGAAGGAGAGAAGGCAAGGCCATATTGGGTGACATATAAACCAGAGGATATATTAGGTTGGAGGACTGAGATCATAGATGGTGTAAGAGAACTCACACAGGTGCGTTTGTTGGAGAGGGTTGTTGAGCCAAAAGGTCAATATGGTGAAAAGGTAGTATCTCAAATCAGGGTCTTAGAACGCGGTAGATACGAAATTCATAGACGTGATGAAAAGAAGGGCGAATATAAACTGTTTGAAGAAGGTGAAATGAGCTTAAAAGACAAGATTCCTTTTGCTGTTGCTTATTCCAACAGAGTCGGATTTTATGAAAGCCGTAGTCCTTTGTATGACATAGCAGAACTAAATCTTAAACATTATCAGATCCAGTCTGACTTGGACAATATATTACATATCAGTTCTGTTCCTTTACTTGCAGTCTTTGGCTATCCAAATGCAGATGAAATAACAACAGGCCCTAGTGAGGCACTATCATTGCCACCTGAGTCACGCATGGAATATATCAGCCCATCAGGAGACAGCTATGACAGTCAGTTCAAAAGGCTTGATGATATCAAGGAGCAGATCAATACACTATCGTTGGCCGCAGTTCTTGGGCAGAAGTTAGTAGGGGAGACAGCAGAGGCTAAGCGAATAGACCGATCTCAGAATGACAGCACAATGATGGTAGTTGCCCAGCAAATGCAAGACCTGATTGATAATTGCTTGAAGTTTCATAGCGAATATCTAAACGAACCTAATGCTGGCAGTTGCTTTGTTAACAGAGACTTTGTTTCTTCAAGACTAGAGCCACAAGAGATCCAGTCATTACTTGCATTGTTTACCTCTGGCACTATTAGTCAGGAAACATTATTAAACCAACTATCAGCCGGAGAGATACTTGGTGATGACTTTGACGTAGAAGAGGAAATTGAAACTACGCAGAACGGAGGTTTGACAGAAAGAGAGGAACCAGATGCCCCAGCGGAGGAGCCAGCGGACACAGAGGACGAATGATAAATGTCCACACCAGAGGTATTTTTTAGGGAAACTATTGATTTAAATAGATATAGTAATGCTGTTTCAAGAAAATTTGTCTCTACTTATAACGATATTATTATCGCATCTGCCAAAAAGCTTAGACAGATTGATCTAAGACAACAGGCGGCAGCAAAAGGTGTAATTATTGCACCACAAACAAGGAAAAGACTTAGAGCTATCATTGCTCAATCAAAAACAAGTTTGAATACATGGGCTAAAATCACAACTAAGGAAATGATAGAAGAGTTGCAAGGATTAGCACTTCTGCAAACTGATTTTATAAAAAATGAACTACAAAAAGTAACAGCATCAGGCGATATTCCCATTAATAGTGTCGCTGTAAATCCTAAATATGCAGAATCGTTTGTTACTACTGACCCCACACAGGTAAACATTTTTACCAGTAAACAATTTACAGAAGATAATTTTATAAAGTTTGGTGCAGGTAAGTTTGAACTTACTGCTAGACAAGGTGCAGCAATCACTTTACCTAATGGGCAAACAGTGCAGAAAGCATTTAGAGGAATAGCAGAACGTCAGCAAGAACAGTTAGCAAGGCACATAAGGCAAGGTGTGTTTTCGGGTGAATCAACACAACAAATTGCAAGACGAATGATAGGCAGGCTTGACTTTGGACAAAAGGGAAATATTAGACAGATTGCAGCGGCTGGTGGAGAGGTAACAAAGCTTGCTAATTATCAAGTAAGAACTATTGTAAGAACATCAATTAATCAAGTGCAAAATCAGGCAAGTCAGGCAGTTTATGCAGCAAATAAAAAGATTAGTCCTAAATATGAATATGTTGCAACGCTGGACTCTCGAACAAGTGCTATTTGTATGCGACTTGATGGACAAAAGTTTGAATACAATAATGGCCCGACACCACCGCAACACTTTAATTGTCGATCTACTACTGTCCCTGTTGTGGACTTTGATGGTTTACAAAAGAAATATCCTAGCCTTGAAAAACCGCCAACAACACAGCTTGATACCAGACCATCAATTACAGGCAGAGTTCCGCAGGGAACAACATACGGAAACTGGCTTTTAGACCAAGATAAAAAGCTACAAGTTAAAACTTTAGGAAGTGAAGGTAAAGTAAAAATATTTAAAAAATTAGCAAAAAAAGAAGGATCAGGACAGGCAGCTTTAAGAAAAATGATTCGCAATGATGGTAGCGAAATTTCATTAAAAAAGTTACAAGAGTTATATACTTAAAAAATTATGCCACTTAAAAAAGGTAAGTCACAGAAGTCAATCTCTGCCAACATCAGGCTTTTGATGAGAGAAGGCCGAACATTAAAGCAGGCTCAAGCCATAGCACTATCCACTGCTGGAAAAAAAAAGACAGCTAAAAAACGCAAAAGGAAGTAAGATAAAGTCAGCTACTTTTATTGCTATGCCATCACATTATGGATCAATGAAGCCAAAAGGCACAAAGAAAAAGAAAAAAAAAGGAGGTAAAAAGTAATGGGTTATCAGTTTACAAAGCAAGGTGAAGAACCGAAAAAACAACCTAAGAAAAAAACTAAAAAGTGAGAAGATTCCGCAAAGTTGCAAAAGATAAAAAAACAGGCGTTGCTAAGAAGTATCTCAGCGGGGCCAAGAATAAAGGTGCAAAAGCAGCGGAAATCAAACGCACTGCGGAAGCTTACAAAAGAGGAGAGTTTATTGATATAAGAGCAGTATCCAAATCACGCACTAAACAAGATGGCTCCAAAAAGAAAACCACTGTCCGCCGCCGTAGAAAAAAGTCTTAGGGCAAAGGCAGAGAAATCAAGATTTACATATCGTCAGCTTGCAGCCGTTTATAGGCGTGGGCAAGGTGCTTACTTGTCTAGTGGATCAAGAAATGTTCCTATGGGTGCGTGGGCTATGGGCAGGGTCAATAGTTTTAT